CCAGTCCCAGCGCCATCGAATCGGGAATTTCACGGCCAAAATAGGGGTTCACGGTGGCTTTGCTGATATTGCACTTTTCAACATGCAAGCGCCCATCGATATCAAAGCTACGCATCGAGAGCTTGTCGAATGCGATCACTTCACGAGCGCGTGAAATGTTAGAACCATCATCGAATGCGAAAAGCGGCAGTTGCATGCCGCGAGTATGTCACTGGTTTTGAGTTATGCCAACTATTGTGTTGGCTTGATCACATCTTCAAGGCCGGGAATGATTGCCTGACTTGTGCACCGACAGTTCGGAAGCACACCGGGCCATACAAATTCTTTCACTGCGCTGTCGTACATGCCTTTCTTTAAATCATACGCTTTGCCGTTCATTGCAACATGCGTCGGGCGTGGCTCTTTGCCACCACCACTATGTAGCCAGATAGCTCGCTTGATACCAATCTCTTTGCGCCGCTCATTCTCCATGATGGCCTTGGCTTTGTTGTTCTGATCGCGAGCGATGAATTCAGCACGGCGCTGCGACACACCATAGTTACGCTTCAAGTCCTTGGTGAGCTGATGCAGGTCGCCGCCCTTCATCACGCTTTGCCATACCGATGATTCAACGTCTTTGAGGTACTGGTCAGGAATCGACTTAATCAAATTGACGTTCTCGGAAAGCACCGCACGATATGCGCTCACGCTGCCGGGTGTGGGTGAAAACTTCACAGTAAACCCAGCATCCTTGAATGCCTGCATCATTGCCTTCTGGGTGGCGTACATATTCTTCTTTGCAAATTGGCGAGCGATGTCACCACTCAATCGGTCAAGCTTGCGACGCCAATTGTCACCCCACTTCTTCATCGTCTTGCGCAATTGTACGTTCGGGTCAGCATCGTCATTGGCAAAGCCGACAATCGGTGGCGTCTTCTTGTAAGTCGCCTCAATGTGCAACTGGATGCTGTCATGCATCTGCGTGATCAGCTCTTGAAGCTTGTTGCGATACCAAGCCTCTACGCCTTTGTTGGCGTGCACGGCGCGTGCTGTTTTTGGTTTACTTACCATTGGCTGATTCTATCAGCGCAGCCAGCAATTGTTCACGAAACTCGCGCCCTTGGTTCTCGGTGTGCGGCTCATGCATGACGATGAACGTGTCAAGCGCTGTGCCTTGGCCGTGCTCGATGTTCTCATTCGCCTGTTCCCATGTTGGCAGGGTGAATTGAGCGGGGACGAATGCTGGTTGTGATTCTTCAGGCGGTGGCATCTGTTCAGGTGTAGCAAGCTGCCAGCCATCGGATGCGATGGATTCTTCTGCAATGTGAGCGATTGCGATTGAATCCCCGACAAAACCAAGCAATGGCTTGCGATCACTGATCTCCAAACATTGCAAGCCTTCGTGTGTCCGCTCAAAGTCAAAGAACACATTTGATGTACGACTAATAAAAACATTCTGTCCTGAAATAGGATCAACCACCATCTTTCCCTTCGATACTTCGATCATTGCGTCTTGAAAGTTCATTTTGAATCTCCGGTTGCTGAAATTGGGGCTGTAAGGTGATCGTTGCCACTTTGTTCAGTAGTTGGGCCATGACCCCCAACCTTCAAAACTGAGACAGCCCCTTCACTGTGTATTCAGTGCGTGTCTTTCCACGCTGTCAGATCAACTGTAGCTTTACGCCGAACTATCTTGAACGTTCCCGGCGAACCAATTCACAAAACACCAGTCGGTTAGCTTGGTGTTGCCTAGTGAGTAAATGGTGGAAGCGACTTCTCATCTAAGCGATGCGCCTAGCAAACGCACATTGAATCCTACTCTAACACCAGCCATTTGCAACTATTCTTCTAGGCTTTCTTCGCCTATGTCAAATTCGCCATCTGGTTCAACTGGTTCAGGTGCTGGGCCACTCAGGTTCGAGTAGCCGCTTTCAGGGTCATTCGCCAGCTTTTCGCGCACTTCGTCAGGACTGACCACGCCGCGATCAATGAGCGCAGCAGCAAGGTCGCCATCGCTCTTGCGGATATCAGCAATCTCTTTCTGGGTGGCTTCGATGAGCGGTACAAAGGTATAGTCGATGTCATCGTCGATCTCTCCGTACAGGTCAAGCTGTGCAAGGTCCAGAATCTTGTCTAGGATGGGTTCCAGCACGTTCTCTTGTTCGCTGTGAACGAATTCATGCCATACCGTGATTTCCCCTTCGCTGGATGCGTTCAGGCCGGATGGGGTAATGCCTGTCAGCTTGATCAGGGGAATGTGCGACGGCGCCGCCATGTGCTCTTGAGCCTGCGCCTGCAGGTGATCGAGGCTAGATAACGGCACGGCAATCTGTGTCAATTCCTCAGTGTTCTTGTCCACCAGCATCAGCCCTTGATTGTCTCGTGCTGCACTGAACAGCTTTGCGCGGTCAAGTAGTCCCTGCGCCTCACCAGCTTTTCCTTGCAGTATTGCTGCCATATTGGTAGCCAGCGCAATGATGGAAAAATTATTGATGATGCGATTTACACCATCGACGGTGCGCAGCCAGCGGATAACGTACGGCTCCATCAATTGCGTGAGCGAGATGCCGCCGAAGTTGTATGCAGGTTTCAGCAGGTCCGGGACCGGTCGCGATATAACGGTCATCAGGCGTGAATTGTGGATCTTGCGGCCGAGTACGTACCACGCGTACGGCACATAGAAATCTGGCTTGGTTGGATCAGTCGCGTTGTACGTATATGGCGAAGTCCAGATCGGCTCAATCACTTTGAACCCTGCCACAGTTCCCTTGCGGATCGTTTTCGAGTCGATCACCAGCGGCTTTGCCCGTTCGATATCGTCTTCCTGCCCGCGAATGTCGATGAATATTTGCGATCGGCCGAAGAATAAATCCAGCGTCAACGCATTCAAGCAAACCTGCCGCACATCGTGCTTTTTGAACCATAGCTCGATTTCCTTGATCTTCTCGCTCTTGTCGCCCTTGCTGCTGGTATTCAGCTTGATGAACTTGCGAGTCATCTCCTTGGCCATCGTTTCGGATGGTGAGCGATATTCGCTACGCTGGGCCAGTTCGGAAAGGTAGGCATAGCCTGGGAATCCGAGGCCACAATAGTTCTGGTTCAGCCATGTGTAGTTTGGCGCGAAGTTGCCGCCATCGTCATAGGCCAGCCCAAGTGGGTCATTGGCCTTGTCCATCGCAAGCTGTGGCGCAGCAGGAACAACACCGGGTGCCGGTTCGTATCGCGTGACTGGCCGAGCCATAACAACCTTTGATCCCCACTGCGCAAGGTTCTGGTTGTTGCCATTGGCCTGAAATATGGCCAGCACTTCTTTGGAAACGCCGAGCTTTGCGGCTTCCTCCTTGATCGGCTCAGTGGTTTGGATACCAAGCCATTTGCGAATTCGCTCTTTGATCATGCGGGCACCAGTTGGTAAATAGCGGTTACTTTGACCAGTCCAGCGCCTTCCGGGTTGGGGTCGTGCGCGAGTCTACCATCGAGATACACGCAAAGGTGTTCATATCCTTGGGTGGATGTGCCGGCGGCCAGATAGTAACCTGGTGGTACTGTACCGACCGGACGCTCTTTCAGGCGCAATCCACGGCCCAACAGGAAGCGATCTATCGCCCCGTCATAGTCCCGCTGCTCTACGAAGTTGGGCACGGCCCACAGCGGCATGTCGAGAATCGACGCGAATGCAGCCTGTGCACAATTGCCGTTCTGACCAAGGCGTTCAAACCGATCCTGAAACACTGGGCGGATTTTGGTGATGGGCATATAATGTTCCACACAAATACTGTGGATTGTGTTCCGTGTGAAACCTTTTTATGTGCAAATGCGGCAATGAATCAAGATCGGGTCAGCGTTATTGTACTGTATGCCACGCGGCGTATATGCGCAAATGGCGAGAAACTCACCCATTAACCGGTGAAGCGCTGGAAAAGGCCAAGACTCGCTGGAAGTCGAATCAGCTACTGCATCAAGGATTGATTGCAAAGATGTCCTGCGAGAAGTGCGGCGACCCCAACTCAGAGATGCATCACGAGGATTACAGCAAGCCGCTGCAGGTAACATGGCTATGCCGGGAATGCCATCTCGCACACCATGAGGCACAAAAAGATCAACTGGCAGAGACTATTTCCCAGTCTTCGGCATTCAATTGATCATCTCTCACTGTGATAGGTGTGCCGGCCTGATATCCATGAAAATCAGCTGCCATGAGAATGAACTTATCAAAACGCCATTCGCCAATAGAAGGCGTGAAAATTGGAACTGGATCACGCTGCAGAATATACGTTGCGTCAGGTATAGATGCCATGCGGACGATATGGCCTTGTTCCAAGGCTTTTAATGCATCTTTGAAGTTCATGAGTTTCTCCGGGTACTCCGGTAAAGATCAGGCCCCGGCTTTTTAGGGCTGGGGCCTGGGTAGTCCCGGATAGAACTAGCCGCGAAGGGAATCGAGGCGGGAGGGATAGTACAGGGTTGGTTATACCCTGTGAAGTGTTTTCTGCCGGATGCTCATAACTACCATCACGTCGCTCATGATTGCTCCTGTTCTAACCGCTTTTCATGCTCTATTTCTAACATCTGTTAGATTCCACGCAATTTTCTTGCGTACTGTCCCGGTGGGATAGCAAGAATCTTGCTCTGTGATCCGGTGTACAAACAATTTTCTGTCGTTCCCGGTCACTTTCTTGCAATTTCCTGCTGCGTGAATATAATGCACCGCACAAAGCTGGTGCGGCCACGATTCCTGATCCAGCACTAACCCCAGTAGGCAGGATTGCTGATCTGGGGTTTTTCATTCGAGACCTCGCTGTTCTCTAGTCAAAGGCAAAATCACATCGGCGATCTGGCAAAGCCATTTCATCTGTTTTTCGGTGACGTAGAGGTTGAGGCCGTGTTCGCGAGCGCGAATTGTCATCTGACTGGCAAACATCTGAGCTTCCATATTGGCTGCATGTCCCTGAGCGCGGGCGCAGACATCCAAGAACTTTTGTTTATCATCAAACCAGTTTGAGGCTTTGGTGTTCATTGATGTTGTGGTGATGGTTGTGAACATCGGTCTTCAATAGCTTTCCATGTCGGTTCGTATTCCGGCCAATCACTCTCAACCACCAAGCATTGCAAGGGCTTTTTGCCTGCATTGCGGCGACAGGTAACTAACTTATCAGCGATTACCAATAGAGTATTCAATTCATCTTCTGATAAATCAGCCTCAAGAAGATCCTTGCGCTTGAAAACAACATATCGATGTTCACGTGTGAATTTGCTCATTCTTGCAGCTCCGGATTTACAGTTCCATCGTCTTTAGGTTTCAGGTTTGATACCCAGTCATGAGAGTCTGGCTGGATGTCGCCTTCGATGGTTTCAAGTGGGCGGGACCATTCGGATTGTGGTTGATCGGAGGTCATAGTTTTCGAAAGCTCACGCACCACACCCATGGGTTTGAAATCCATGATCCTTCGCCATTAATTGCATCCCACAACTGACGGTATAAGGCAATGGCATTGTATGGATGGCCAGCTTCTACAGATCTATCTGCGTATGATGGCAGCACGCCTTCTGCTCTTGCATCTTCGTTGCTGATATCTTGCAACCTCTCAACACGCACATCAGTGATTTCAAGCGTGATGCGTGAAGCCCAGCGGGGCATGAAGCGCGGCGAGCGCCATCGCCATGCATTGTGTTCATTCTGATATTCCCCATCAGCACGATAACGCAGAGAATCCTCTTGTACGCCACCACCCATTGCTGGCCATGCGCCCCAAACTTCTTTACACCATAGCCGGTCGCCTACTTGGCCGTATGGGCACACAGCATACCAATCTTGCAGTTCACGTTTGACTGGATCAAAACCGAAATGCGCCAAACCTTCTCCGTCAGGATTGTGAAATGAGCAAAAGTCCACCACATGTTCAGGCGGCTGAATTTTAAGCATGCGTCTAGTTTGAGTCTTTCGACCTTCCAGCAAAGTGCGGATCATTGTAGCGCTGAATAAAATGGGACGCTCTTTCATCATCTCTCCGGTGAGGTTCAACTATAGGCTTTTTATGCCGTTGGTGTCAACATGTCGGTGATGTAAAATCGTCTCGCTGGGTGATGGTCAATTGCAGGAATAATCACGCCAGTTATTTCTGCGCCATGCTTTTCCTTCATCTTTTTTTCAATATCTGGTGAGTCGAACCATCTTACAATCCATTGCCAAGGCATGTGAATTTGCTCTTTCGGTATATCGTAGTTGCATAATATCCATTCAACCAATTGATCGCGCTGATCAGGCTTTGATTGAATGACTGGGATGGCTGCTGTCTTCAATGCTGCTTCCACTTGCGGCAACGTCGGCGGATAGTTCAGGTATGTTGATCTGATTTTCATCAGCGCCCGCTTGATCTGGTCGTTATCAGCATTGTCGATTAGCTTGCACCAATCACGCGGAGGAACTTCGCCATATGACGATGTGACACGATCACCATACCACTCGGTAAGGCGCTTCCAGAAGCCGGTGGCACGTTTGCTAACCGAATGAGTTTGGTCCGAAGAGTTCGTCATAGTCTGGTCCAGGTTGAGCTGTGGATGATGAATGATTGCGTGATAGCCAGCCAGCAGCAGAAGATTTCCATTTCTGCATTTTGTTCTTGCCTACCATCCAACCTTTCGAATCGTAGAAGTTGAAAAACTTCTGGGCTTCTTTGGGATGGCCTTTCTCAGTGAAAAATGCAGTCACTTCTTCGATGGATGGAGGCGCGAAGCGCTTTCTGTCCTCTCCCTGATCCATTCCTTGATCCTTGATCCTTGATCCTTGATCCAATGACGAATGTTCGAGAGGATTCGCGAGGATTCGCGAGGATTCGTCGAATGGCGGTATCTTTGATTCTGATGGCTTATCAATCTTCTGATGAATCAACCAGTTACATATCTGTATGTAGCTATTGTCATCAATCTCATAACGAATAATACAGCGATGGTCCCGAAGTTCGTTCAACCAAGTATCCATCTTCTTTATCGCGTCGTCGTCATATGGGAAAAGAACACTCGCGAGCATTCGCGAACTTCCGCGAAGCCTCCCCGAATCGTCTGCTTGGGTCCACAATAGGATGAATGTAAGACGGGCATCGCGCGAGATTCGCCCCATACTTTCGCTTTGTGGAAACTCAGGTTTAATTGTTCTTATTCTGGGCATCTTTCCACTCCGTGAGGGACATATCACGCTTTGATCTATTGCATTTGAAGCATGCTGTCACAAGGTTTTCAATGGAATTTGTACCACCTTTGCTAATAGGCACAACATGATCACATTCAATCACGCCGCCGCGTTGTCCACAATAAACACACGTCCAGTTATCACGCTCGAAAACTATTGAGCGGAGATGCTGCCATTCGATGTACGAAGGTCTTTTGTAATTTCCAATTACTTCAGCATAGTTGGAAATGATCCAGCGATCCTTTTTTTCAGGATGCATTAATTCAATGTATCCAAGTTCGCGTAATCTTTCACATCCCTGAATCAATAGTTCAATGGGCCAGCCGGTGAGATTTGATAATGCTTGTTGAAAGCAATCAATACATCCATCTTCGTCTGCTACCGATAATAGCGTGCAAAATACTGGACCAGCAGGCCATTCCCCGGCCAATGAATGACGGAATATTTTTGAGAAAGTAGGGACGAATACAGATGATTCAGTTGACATATCACCACTCATAGTCATCCACCGGGTTAGGCTGGCGGAAAACGAGGTGGTTTGTCGTCTTGTCGGGAGCTACCCTATCCGCTGCTTATTGGCAATGTAATCTTGTTCAATTCATTGTGCAAGTGCCGTTGCCATTTTTGTTAGATAGGTTTATTGTTCCCGTAGGTCAACCGGAGAAACTACATGGCTATCAGCAAAACTTTTTTAAAGCAGCATGGCACAGTCCCCAAACCTTCCGTCTTCGTGGAAGGATACTCTGCCGGATGCATCGTCAACGGTCAGGAGGTATTTTTCCTGGCAAGCAACGTCGAATCGCTGGAGAAGGTGTTCAATCACATGAACACGCCGCACATGCTTGACAGATCTCGCGTGCAGCATGTTGCTATCGTTGATTTCAATTCAATAGAAGCCAAGGAGTAATCATGTGGTACATCCTCAAACCCATTGCGATCTTGCTGCTGGTCGCGATTCAGATCGCACTGTTCCCGCCGTTTTTTCTTTTGGCGTGCGTCGCCGGAATGTTCTATGTGCTCACCGGCAAGGAAACGGTCGAGAAGGTCACGCGACATACGAAGCAATTGCTGAATGACTATTGGTGGCTGTGGTGAACGATTATAAAAAATTCATTGAAGCAAAGAAACCACGGGCATTGCAGCGCGGTTTAACTGTTGCGCCTACATTATCCAACCATCTATTTGACTTCCAAAAAAATACAGTTTCCTTTGCTTTACAATGCGGGGCTGCTGGTTTGTTCTTGGATACGGGTCTCGGAAAAACACTTTGCCAGCTTGAATATCTTGAGCACGCACGCGATGCAACGAATGGCAAAGCATTGTTATTAACGCCGCTGGCTGTTGCTCATCAAATCAAGAAAGAAGCGGATAAGTTCGGCTATCCGGCGAAGGTGATTCGCGATCAGTCAGAGGTTTTTGCTGGTATCAACATCTGCAACTATGACCGGTTGCATTTGCTAGAGCCATCATCATTCGGTGCAGTCACCTTGGATGAAGGCAGTATCATCAAGAGTTTCGGCGGAAAAACATCACAGCAATTGATTGATGCATTTGCTGGATGCCGATTCAAGATGCCCGCCACGGCGACGCCAGCGCCCAATGATCACATGGAGCTTGGGCAATATGCTGAATTCTGCGAGATCATGCAGAGAAATGAAATGTTGTCACGGTTTTTTATCAACGATACAGCACAAGCTTCGCAACAGTGGCGACTGAAACGCCATGGTGTTGATGCCTTCTGGAACTGGATGGCGTCATGGTCACGTATGGCGCAATTCCCATCTGACTTAGGTGGAGATGATACAGGTTTCATTCTGCCGCCGATCAACGTGCATCGACATCGAGCCGCTGAATCAGCACCACGAACTACAGGTGGATTGTTTGGTGATGAGCCTGTCAGCGCAACAAACATGCATGAAACGAAACGAGCGACCGCAGAGAATCGCGCGCGTATATGCGCTGAATTGGTGACATCGAATCATGAGCCTTGGGTGATCTGGGTAGATACCGATTACGAAGATGATGCGGTGTTGAATGTGTTGAAAGGTGTCGAAGGTGTGGTAGATGTTCGCGGCTCCATGTCACCGGAGATGAAAGAGCGTCATCTTGAAATGTTCTCAGACGGAACTGCGCGAGTTGTTATTACGAAAAGCAGCGTGGCTGGGTATGGTTTGAACTGGCAACATTGTGCTGATACCGTTTTTGCTGGCCGCTCGTTCAGTTACGAAAGCTGGTATCAAGCGGTACGTCGCTTCTGGCGATTCGGTCAAAAGCGTGAAGTACAAGTGCATCTTGTCGTAGCAGAAGGCGAAGACTCTATTGCTCGCGTGATTGACCGCAAGGCAGATGATCATGTGAGTATGAAAACGGCCATGCGTGCCGCGATGAAACGCAATACTGCGATGAGCAGTGCAACTAAAGTTACTTATAACCCACAACACAAAGGCAGTATCCCATCATGGTTGAATGTTTAAATCAGAAAAATGGCGACATGTGGCATGCATATAATGGAGATTGTGTTTCCGTGCTGTCGCAGTTCCCGGATGAGTGTATCGACTTCAGCGTATATTCGCCGCCGTTCGGGCAGTTGTTTGTTTATTCGGATAGTGAGGCCGATATGGGAAACTCTGCGAACGATGAGGAATTTGCCGAACATTATGCCTATCTGGTGCGCGAGAAATTCAGATTAACTAAACCCGGCAGAATCACGGCGGTGCATTGTTCAGATCTTCCGCTCACGAAATGGCGCGATGGTGCTGTAGGCATCAAGGATTTTAGCGGCGACATCATTCGTATCCATCAAGAAGCTGGCTGGATCATGCACAGCCGTCGTACAGTGTGGAAATGTCCGGTTGTTGAAATGACCCGCACCAAGCATGTTGGCTTGCTATACAAGCAACTCAAAAAGGACAGCATCAAATCACGCGGCGGAATGCCTGATTATCTGATTACCTTCGTTAAGCCAGGCGAGAACGCTTCTCCAATTGAACACAACGAAGTTGAATTCCCTGTTGAGCAATGGCAGCAATGGGCATCCCCTGTTTGGATGGATATTAATCAAACCAATGTGCTGAACGTAAAGGCCGCACGTTCTGAGAACGACGAAAAGCATCTATGCCCGCTACAACTTGATCTGATCGAACGTGCATTGATCCTATGGAGCAATAAAGGCGATACGGTGCTGTCACCATTTATGGGTATCGGTAGCGAGGGGTATTGCTCATTACGCCTTGGGCGCCGATTTGTGGGCGTTGAATTGAAGGAAGCCTATTTCAATCAAGCCTGTGAAAATCTGAAAGGTGCCATCGCTCAAACGGATATGTTCGCGGCATGATCAAACTTCAACCCCAAGACTACCTTATGATCTGCTGCGTTGCGTATCTGATGTATGCAGCGTCGCTATGGTTTGGACTGGCGCTGCCGTGGTGGGGCGCCGTGAGGTGGGCTGATCGTTATTTCACCGATGACGAATAATTTCCTGGAGCCTATTGCACAATCTGTGACGCAGGTCTAACATTCTAACAAAGGCCACACTACAATGAGGATTGCGTCATGGGATACGAGAAAACTGAAGCACAGCGCGAACGTGATCTGATGCATTTTTTGGTTGGCGTGGTTTTACTGGAGGCGGTAGCAGTAGCAATACTGCTGTACTTGGTATGCAAATATCTATGAACTATTTTGAGCACTTCGCTGGCCGACAGTATCAAACCGATCCACGCAAGCATGACGTGGTGGAGTTCGTGCCGGTGCCCAAAGTTGAAATTGAAACCGGCATCGAGGTCAAGGAATACGACTCAGTAGCCGATTACATGCGCGAGATCAACCGGAAGCCACAAGATGCGTAAGTCAGCAGTTAGCGCTCATGTGTTCGCCGCCATTGTTGGCGCTGACATCATTCGTCAGACCAAAGATCAGAATCGCGCAAAGACGGTTAAAAGGCCCACGCCTAAGCCCAATATTGTACGCGGCGCTACACCTGGCAAGTTCAGCTCGAACAAGTACGTTCCCCATCAGAACAAGCGTGAGAGAGATCGCCGATGTCAATGAACCTCGCCATGACGCTACCCTTAATCGGCATACTGCCTTGCATGATCGGCGTGGCGTATCTCGTTACGCTGGCCGTTCAGGAAAAGCAATGGATTCAGCTGCTGATATTGTGCCTGATTTTCTCGATTCTTTTCATGCTGGTTTTTCAGCTATACATCAACGTCGAATATTTGCACATCACATCCGTATGCCAGTAAGCGCAGGCAGTTACAAAATCAGGTCATTCTCTGACATCCTCAGGGAACGCAATGAACAAAAGGCTGCGCGGTCAAAGCTTCTGCGTGATCGTGAAGAACGCAAGCGTCAGCAGGTTGAGGCCGAGATCAAATCAATCCGGTGGAAGCGCATGTCATGAAAAAAGTTGAAGGCATCACTGAGTTCAATGATGACATAGAACGCAAGCGCTGCGGGTTCTGTAAACAATTGAAGCCGCTGGAGCAGTTCAGCAAGAACAAGTGGAATCCTGATGGGCTTTACCACTACTGTAAGACATGCCAGCGACCGTACCAGAATGGGCGTCTTGCGAATAAAGCTCAGAGCACAGCACAATGACCGACGAAATCAAACGTCCCCAAGGACAGCAGCCTCACATCCCCACTGAGGAACAACGCATTACTGCACGCGAGATGCGGGCCTGCGGTGCGCCGGACAAGTACATTGCAGAGCGTTTAGGAATTTGCATCATGACTTTGCGAAAGCATTACCATGATGACTTGGCTGAGGGAAAGGAATACGCCAATTTCAAGATGGCGCAATCCATTTTCATGAAGGGGCTGGGCGATGGAAAGAACGCGGCGACCTGCGCTATCTTCTGGATGAAATGCAATGCCGGTTGGCATGATCCTGAGAGCTTAGCGAAAGCTGCAAGCACCGGTGCTGCTGTTGCATCAGCCCTGATCGCAAAGATCAATGCACGAGAAATCACACAAGAAGACGCTGCAAAAGAATATATGAAGCTGTCACAACAAGCTCATGGCACACATTGATGATTACAAGTTCGACTGGCTCAATCCTGACTATGCAAAGATATGGGGCGAGCGTGCGTACAAGCTGGCTGCGATTGGATCAGATCCCATAAAGTTTGAATACGTCAAAGCATATTACCGATATCACATCGCTGATTTTATCAATGACTGGGGCGTCACCGTTGATCCCCGTAATGTGGGAACTTCGCGCCCGGTGCTGATGCCGTTCGTACTGTTCCACCGTCAGCGTGAATGGATTGATACCGTATTCCAGCACTGCATGAATGATCAAGACTTGATCACGGTCAAATCACGTGATTGCGGTATCTCATGGCTGGCAATGGCGTTCAGCGTGTCCATGTGCCTGCTGTGGGACGGCATGGCGATTGGTTTCGGATCGGCTACCGAAATTAAAGTGGACCGTAGTGGCGATCCGGATTCGCTGTTCTATAAGGGCCGAATGTTCGTCGAGCATCTGCCCAAGATATGGAAGAAAGGATTCACATTGAAACATCATAGTGCCCATATGCGCTTGATCTTCGACACTACAGGGTCAAGCATCACCGGTGAGGCCGGGGATAACATTGGCCGTGGTGGCCGCAAGAAGGTCTACTTTGTTGATGAGTGCGCCCATCTAGAACACCCGCGCCTGGTGGATGCCGCATTGAGCGCAAACACCAATTGTCGTATTGAGATGTCTAGTGTGAATGGTACAGCCAATACTTTCGCTGAACGCGCACGCGGCGGAGCAATTGATCGCTTCGACTTCCATTATCGTGATGACCCGCGAAAGATGGATCAGGAAGGTGCGATGTATCCGGCCTTTGAAAAGAAAAAGAAAAGTACCGATCCTATCGTGTGGAATCAGGAATACGAGCTGAACTTCTTGGCTTCCGTCGAAGGCATTATTATTCCGAACGAATGGGTGCAGGCTGCGATTGGTGCTCACAAGAAGCTTGGCATTACACCCAGCGGTGAAAAGCGTGGAAGCTATGACGTGGCTGACCGTGGCATCGACAAGAACGCCTACGTTAGCTCACATGGCATTTTGATCCGTCACTTGGAAATATGGAGCGGCCAGAGTTCAGACATTTACGAGAGCACTGAGCAATGTTTCCGGCTGGCCGAGTCACTTGATGATGATGGCTTCGAATATGACGCCGATGGACTGGGTGCCGCCGTGCGCGGCGACTCGCGAAAGATCAATGAAGATCGCGTCAATCGAGGAAAGGCATTTATGCGGGTGGATCAATTCCGAGGTTCTGCCGGCGTTGAGGAACCGGAGGCCATCGTCGAAGGAACCGATCGCACAAACCTTGATTTCTTCGAGAACCATAAAGCCCAAGCCTGGTGGGGACTGCGCCAGCGATTTTTAAACACGTTCAGGGCGGTCAATGGCGAGCCGTTTGAACCAGATGCGATTATCTCGCTCGATCCAGGTTTGAAACACTTAACACAGCTTTGCATGGAATTGTCTCAACCGGTATGGACATGGAGCAAATCAGGCAAGATGATGGTCGATAAGACACCCGACGACGTTTCGTCGCCCAACGCCGCAGACGCTGTCATGATGCGACTTGGCTATCGTCGCCGAGCGATGCGAATTGATCAATCAGTGATCAACTTATTCCAACGCTGAGCACGTTGGTGATGCCTTCCTTGACCATCATGTTGCGGCAGTGCTGGCAGGTAACATTGGGTGCCCATTGTGTATAAATAACATCATGGGCGAATCCGAAATGTAATTCTTGCAACTTGTTCAAACTATTTCTTTCCATATTAGAACAAATAATTTTTCCATTCGTTGGATGAATTCCCTTGGTGTCTTTCCCATCAGCCCACGCAAAATGCACCTTCCTACGCACTTTGGTTTTTGGACGGAACCCGGCTTGTGCGGCGCGTTCTTGGCCTTTGATATAACTACTGTCGATCATTCTAGCTTGATAACTATTCAGTCCCTTCCAGAAACCTTTGGCATAAATAAATCCGATCATGATTCTCTCCAGTTGACTACCGGCATATATAGCCTACAATGGAGTGCCAGTCAACCATCGCATTATGTGGCGTGGGTCTCAATTGACCTGTTGACACTAGGATTTATTTTCCTATACTGCACCCATCGTAACCGGAGCGACATCATGCCTAAATTCCATCAACTTAGTATCACCGACCAGCGCGAAGAAATAAAAGCCTATATGGAAAAGCTTCCACATCAGCGCGGCTTAATCAGCGAGGCGATTTCTGAACATAGGTACAAAGAATACATCTATGCATCATTCTATGCTGGGGATTACACCAGATTTGGTGATTTGTCCGATTCCGCTATTCGCGAATACGTCGGCAATATCATTGACAATGACAAGAACTGGAGGATTGAGGAATGAAAACCTGGATATCCGACGAAAATAACAACCGATGCTCCATAGAAAAATATGGATCAGAGGAAGCAGCAAAGGCTGCTCTTGCAACATTGAAAGACTGCTCGTACTGCTCGGACTGCTCGTACTGCTCGTACTGCTCGGACTGCTCGTACTGCTCGGACTGCTCGTACTGCTCGCGCTGCTCGGACTGCTCGTACTGCTCGCGCTGCTCGTACTGCTCGTACTGCTCGCGCTGCTCG